CAGAATCGGATAAAAATCGGATAAAATCAAAGATTTATAAACCTAATTTAAGCGAAATTGAACTTATAGCGCTACATAAAAGTGCTTATTATCAAGAATTTATCCAATCTATGGTAAATATGGATGTCAGATTTGATCAAAATGGTCAATTATTTTAAACTAAAAACCTAATCAATGAAAAAAGTTATCAGCATTATTGCCATTACAGGCATTATTTATTTTTTATATCCTCAAAATGAACCGGTTAAAGCAGTAAATTTCAAACCAAATAGAAATTTTGGCATCATTACGCATGAGGATATTTATATTGACAACATGGAAAAGGGTAAATACACAAAACATGGTAGGTTAATTACTAAACAAAGTGGTAATTCAAAAAATCCGAATAGCCAGAACAATTTAAACCAATAAGAAAATGGAAAATAAACAAACGGCAATACAATGGCTAGAAGATAATTTAAACTTTGAGCCTTATGACGAAGAAGAATTTATAAGCAATAATAAAATTTGGGAGCAAGCCAAACAAATGGAGAAAGAGCAGATAAAAGATTCCTTTGATATGGGTTATAGTAATTATTTATTCGATGGGGGTGGTGAACAATATTACAACGAAACTTATAACGTTAAAGATATTTGACAATTAGAAGTAAAATGTAAAACATATTTAATGTTATTGTCTGAAAAATTCATCATTAATGACACAATTGACACATAATGATGGCAAAAGTTAACTAATTAGGTAACAAAATGAGGGTAAAAATTACCCTTATGTTTTAAACAAAGGTAAATAAACGAATTATGGAAAATCAAGGTAAAAAATCATCATCAGCAGATTTAAGCGCTGAAATTAATTTTTGGTCTATGTTGGCCATTTCAATAGTTTTAATCTATTTGGCAATATGAATAAGATCATACATCCGTTTTTTGTTGTTTTATGTACAGCTATAATAATCGTAATTACGGCAATAGTTTTAGCTATGGATGTTCCAAAGGCTAAAAAAAAAATCGTGGATTCAGAAATCTATGATCATGCCGGATTTATTAAGTTCATGGATAAGCATAAACCATAATCAACATGAAAAAAGAAGAACATCACCTGCAAGTGATTTTATGTCAGTATCTTGATTGGAATGGTTATGACTTTTTTAGCATTCCCAATGGTGGGTTAAGACATCCAAGGGTAGGCAGAGCATTAAATGCCGAAGGATTAAAAGCCGGTGCAGCTGATCTGTTTATCGTGTTGGCTAATAACACACACCATGGCCTGTTCATTGAAGTAAAGTTTGCCGATGGTAAGCAACAGCCAAACCAAAAAAGATTTCAATCAATGGTAGAACATCATGGATATTGCTACAAAATAATCAGATCATTGGATAATCTAATTGATGTTTTAAGGATCTATAAATCAGATCCAATCATTGATCAATATAATGCCGGTTACAGATCTGGATTCATGGATGGTAAGCTACAGGAACAGATATTAAGATGAAATCTAATTATCAAGCTGCATGGGATTGGGGCCATCAATACTTATTAACCAATGAATCAATAGATATTCAGTTAACAGGTTGGGAATACATTACCAATTCACGAATATTTGTGGCAGTTACCATGGATCGTTTAAACAGCCATTGCCCACAGGATCGAAAGATGGCATTTATTAGATTACAACAATTTAAAAACCTAATCAATGAGTTACGACAAAAAGAAAAACAAAATTAGACAATTGACCTATTTTGCATTATGCCAAAATTTGCTTGATTTTATTGATGGTGGATGGATTGGACATCCGGCTAACAGACAGTCTGTTAAATCAGCTACAAACCATCTGATTAAGGAATTAGAAAGGGCAAACAAAGTATTATTTCCATCGGAAAAATCGGGTGATGAATTATTAAACGCATTGGACACATTCCAAAATGCGTGTACAGCCATGGAATCTTTTTTTATTTTGGGAATGGAAATGGATACAATGGATCAAATTCATAAGGATTCATTAAATACGCAGATAAATATTTTGCTAAAATCATACGGTGTAGATTGTTGGGAGAAACCTATGTCGAACCTATGGAAATAGTTTTTACATTTGTATGGCTGTTGGGTGAGGAATAACAGCAGGTACAAAAGCACTTATTAACCTAAACAATATAATATGAATTACAATGATCAGCCAGATATGGTGAATAAACCACCACATTATCAGACTATAACAGGGCCACAGCCAATAGATATAATTGAACAGTTTAATTTATCTTTTCATACCGGTAATGCCATTAAATACATATTAAGATCAGGCAGGAAAGATAATGAAAGAGAGGATTTAGAAAAAGCAATTTGGTATTTAAAAAGACACATAAATAATAAATTATGACATATTTCGGAATTAAAAACACAAGACACACGATTGAGATTTTGCCATCCATTCGCATTAATCTACCTAAAAAGAACAGAAATGATGTATTAATCTTTTCATGGATTGTTTGGGAAATTGTAATTGGTTTTGATCATTGATGGATCAGCTGATTATCGAAGCGATTTTTGTTGGTGCCATAATACTTGCATTTATAATATTCATGATCTATAGAATTATAGATGAAAGAAATAATATATGATTGAGGAAGTAAACATTAAGCTGATTATCCCTAATCCATCCAATCCAAGGATCATTAAGGATACCAAATTCGCTAAATTGGTGAAATCCATAAAGGAATTTCCCGAAATGTTAGCGCTACGGCCCATTGTTGTAGATGAATATATGATCGTGTTGGGTGGAAATATGCGATTAAAAGCCTGCATTGAAGCCGGATTGAAACGGGTGCCGATTATTAAAGCATCCATGCTAACAGCTGATCAGCAAAAGGAATTTATAATTAAGGATAATGTAGGTTATGGTGAATGGGATTGGGATATATTAGCAAACCAATGGGATGAATACCTGTTAAATGATTGGGGTTTAGATGTGCCGGTATTTGAACCAACATTGGAACCGGAACCAGAGGAATCACCGGTGGATCTGTTTTTAGTTGAGTTGACATTTAACGATGAAGAATCAAGGCAGAAAGCATACACAGAATTGATTGAAAAGGGCTATAATGTAAGATTAAGCAAATGAGAAGGGCAAAAGCAACAGAGGGAAATAAAAAGCGAATGATCCAAGCATTGGAAAAATCTTTGGGGATTGTTACCACAGCTGCAAAGTTGGTAGGTATTGAACGCACCACACATTACCTGTGGATGAATACAGATCCGGTTTATAAACAACAGGTAGAGGAAATAAATGATATTGCATTAGATCTGTCAGAAAGCAAATTGCACAGCCAGATCATGAAAGAAAACATAGTGGCGATCATATTTCATTTAAAAACTAAAGGTAAGGGCAGAGGATATGTGGAGAGAACAGAAATCAAACACGAAACAGGTGTGGAATCATCAATCATAGAATGGACACCGGCCAAAATCGAAAACGAGTAGTACAGGAATGCAATGTACAATTTTACCAAACATTAAACAGCAAGGCAAGAATCAAGGTACATCAAGGTGGCACCAGATCCGGTAAAACTTATGCGATCTGCCAATACCTAATTTATAAGCTAACAAGTAGCAAAAAGCCATTAGTAATCAGTATAGTGCGCAAGACATTGCCGGCCATTAAAGGATCAGTCCAAAGGGATTTCATGGAAATTCTTGATAAGTTAGGAATTTTATTTTTAGGCAATCATAACAAATCAGAAAACACATACACATACGGCCATCATACAGTTGAATTTTTATCAGTAGATGAACCACAAAAAATCAGGGGCCGGAAACGGAATATTTGCTATATCAATGAGGGCAATGAATTAGATTATGAGGATTACAGGCAGTTATTAATGAGAACCGAGGATGAAATGATCATAGATTTTAACCCATCGGATCCCATACATTGGATATATGATGAGGTTGTAGATCGTGAGGATTGTGAAACATGGATCACTACATACCAAGATAATAAGTTTTTACCTGCTGAATTGGTAGCAGAAATTGAGAGATTAAAAGAAAGGGATCCGGATTATTGGCGAGTGTATGGTGAAGGTAAAAGGGCAGTATTTTCCGAAAGGCAGATTTTCCCAAAATGGAAACAGATTCCAAAAGATAATTTCCCAGAGTTTGATGAAATATTCTATGGATTGGATTTTGGCTATGCACAGGATCCTACAGCCATTGTGCAGATAGCCAAGGTAAAAGATAGGTTATATTTGCATGAGGTTTGTTATAAAAAGGGGATGACAAACAGGGACATTGCAGAGTTTATAAAGTCTAATGGCTATGATCAGGATCTATTTTATTGCGATTCAGCAGAGCCGAAATCAATTGAGGAATTAAGGCAAATGGATATTTTAGCTAAAGGGGCAATTAAAGGCACCGGATCAATAAACGCAGGAATTAGTTTACTAAAGGAATTTGAGGTTTATTATAGCTTTGAAAGTAAGAATTTACATAATGAATTTCAATTCTATTTCTGGGAACAGCTTAAAGATGGAACCATTATAAATAAACCCATTGACAAACAGAACCATTTAATGGATGCAATCCGGTATGGGGTTTACTCAAAGTATAAAAATAGGAATGATTTTTTTGTAATTTAATTGATTATTTTTGACAAAAAAAAGCGTATAACATGGCAGGCATAGTAGATACATTTAGACAATCAATCATCAAAGCATTAGGGGGAACAGATCCGGCATATAATAAATTATTGTACCAATGGTTAGGCACAAGCATTATTATGCAAGAGGAAAACGATCAATCATTTATTGTTAATGGATACCAAAGAAATGCCACCGTATATTCTATTATTAACTTGATCACCAAGGCAGCGACAACAATACCTTTTCAGATTTATGAAGTAAATGATAAAAGTACAGCCAAGCAATATAAGGCCATGACATCAGGTATTATGGATGGTGGGGCAATGTATAAAGCCAATGTTTTACGCAAAAGAGCATTTACACAAATTACAGATAGTCCTTTAGAAGCATTATTGACAAGGCCAAATCCGGAACAATCATTTAGTACATTTTTGCAGGAATTAATTGCATTTGGTAAGCTAACCGGTAACAGATACATTTATGGTATTAAGCCAACAAGTGGCCCAAATCAAGGTAAATTTGGTCAGCTATATGTTTTGCCAAGTCAATTGGTGGAAATCGTTTCACAAGGGGTTTTAGATCCAATTAGTGGATACAGGATCCGGTATAATGCCACACAGGAAATTGATCCAGAGGACATTTGCCACATCAAAGATTTTAATCCGGATTACAACAGTGCAGGATCTAATTTATATGGTCAATCACCATTGCGAGCAGGTTTACGGGTATTAACGGCAAACAATGAAGCTGTAACAACAGGTGTAAAATACCTACAGAATCAGACATCAAGGGGAATGCTAATTGATAAGGAAGGAACCATAAACCAAGTGCAAGCACAGGCATTAAAGGACAATTTTAGAAAACAATATCAGGGTACCAATAATGCCGGTGATGTGATCGTATCATCAAAAGATTTATCATGGGTAAATTTCGGATTAAGCGCAGCAGATTTATCATTAATTGAGCAGTACAATGGCACAGTAAAGGATCTATGTAACATTTACAATATACCGGTGCAATTGCTTAATAATACCGATTCATCTACCTACAATAACATGAAGGAGGCCAAAAAGGCAATGTATCAAAATGCTGTAATTCCAGAACTAATTAAAATTAGGGATGAATTAAATAGATGGTTAGTGCCACAATTTGGTGCCAATCTGTATTTAGATTTCGATTTCACTATGATTAGTGAGATGCAAGAGGAGGTGGACAAGTTGGTATCACAGTTATCATCAGCATGGTGGATTACACCAAATGAAAAAAGGGATGCTATGAACTATGGCAAAGATGAAGTAAATGCCTACATGAATGATTATTTTATCCCAACATCATTAGCGCCACAGAATGTTAGTATAGATGCATTGGAGAATCCAAAGGCATTAGACATTGATTATGATCTAAAATAATATGCCATTACCATCACCGAGAGTAAATGAGGATCTAAATGATTTCATTGGCAGATGTGTAATTGATCCAAATGTGGTGAATGATTTTGCCACATCGGATCAGCGATTAGCTGTTTGCAATTCTCTTTATTCGCAAGAAAAGGAAATCAAGGCAGCCAAAGAAAATTATACAGCTAAATTCAGTGAGCAATTAACCAAGGCCGAAAAATCATCTGTTAAGGATTTTTATAAGTTTTATAATGATCAGTACGATCAGGCATCGGCCATGTTTATCAGACAGGGGGCATTATCAGCCACAGATGTATCAGTATTTTTTAAGGAAAATGATTTGATCAATATGTACACAGAAATGTACAGTAAAATTGGTTTACATTTTGCTTTATGGTATTACAAGAATGTGGATAAATTACTAAATAAGGCAAGCGATTTAGATAATTTAATGTCTATTTGGAGCAAATCATTTGCATTTGTAGGCCAACAAGTGGGGGCGCAGAGGGTTACATTGGTCAGTGGCACAGCTAAAAACACATTAATTGCAGTTACTCAAAAGCTAATGGCTGATCCTGCATTCATGAATCAGGGGGAAAAGGTCAAAGCCAAGATGCTTAAAACGCAGTTTAATAAATATTCAACATACCAAGCGAAACGATTAGTAAGAACAGAGGCTACAAATGCTGCTAATTATGCCACCATTGTTTCTGCTCAAAGTGTATTTGAGGGTAGTGATCTAATGAAAACATGGCACACATCAATAGATGGGAGAGAGAGAGCAAGCCATGGCGCAGCCAATGGGCAAACCGTACCAAATGCCGGTAAATTTTCTGTTCAAGGTCAATTCCTTAAATGGGCAGGGGATCCGGCAGGATCAGCAAGTAATGTAATTAATTGCAGATGTGGTGTTAGTGTATTTCCGAAACCTAATGCCCAAACTACAGGGGAAAACATTACAGATATTGGATTTGGAGTTGCACAGGCACAGGTACAAAGCGCAATATCAGAGGCATTAATTACACCGGAGGTATTAACCACCATAGTTGCAGAAACTATATCTTTAGAATCTAATGCTAAAACTATAAAAGAGGCAGAACAATGGGCAGTAGATAATAATTTAGCTAAATTTGTTAATTATTCTAATTTTGATGTAGAAAATGCTAATAAAGCAAATAATGCTTTAAAAATGGTGTTTAATGATTTTAATATTGATCCATTGGATTACATTGATAGTGGTAAATTTAGATCCACAACAACAACTTTAGCACAGGCAAATGGTAGATTATTAGAAATTAATCAAAAAGTTTATAGTAAAGAAAAAATTATAAGTACCTTTAAATCAAGTGTTTCTAATTTTAAAGCAGGTTTAGAAAAAAGATTAGAATTATTAGATTCTTATATTGGTTCACCATTATATGATCAGAAAAAATTAGCAAAAGCATTTAAAGAAACAAGAAAATCATTAATGTATGAAAGACACAATGTATTTTCAAGTGAATTTAATTTACTTTCAGATGTAATGATCCATGAATCAGGACATATTATTGAAGGTCAATTATTAGGAAGGATTAATGGAGGTAGACATTTGCAAAGTAGATTTAAAGACAGATTATCAGATGGTTTTAATAGAACAAATCAATTAAATAATGAGTATTTAAATATTTATAATAATCTAACAACAAAAGAAAAGTCTGTAATTAGTGCTTATGGCGCAACAAATTCAAGTGAAACATTATGTGAATCATTAGTTATGTACTATAGAGAACCAAATAAATTACCTATTTCATTAAAAAACTTTTTTGATAAACTAAAAGAACATGGAAAACGATAAATTAATTGTCTATGCAAACAGATGTGTAGATTGCGAGTTTTATTTTGGTGTAGATTCGTGCATGGCATTTATGGATAAAATACCTGATGAAATTTTGCATGGTGATAATCCACATAATGAACCATTAAAAAATCAAGACAATGAAATTGTTTTTAAGCAACTTGAATTTTAAAAATCATTATAATTTTTAAATGCGATAAAAATTAAATTTTGTGTTCCATTTTCTGATTAACTATTTAACTAATTTTGAGAAAAAGTAAAACGATATGATTTTCAAACAAACATCCATAGGATTAGAGGATATTGATGAATCAAACGGTATTGTTAAAGGCTATGGATCAGTGTTTAATAATATCGATTCAGACAATGACATTATTTTAGCCGGTGCATACACCAAGACATTAAACGAAAACGGTTCAAGGGTTCGTTATTGCAATCAGCACCGTATAGATCAGCCATTAGGTAAGTTTACAGAATTGCGTGAGGATGGAAATGGTTTATATTTTGTCGCTGAAATACCTATGACAAGAATGGGCCAAGATATTTTGTTATTAATGAAAAGTGGTGTGATCAATGAGAATAGTGTAGGGATTATGCCAATTGTAAAATCATTTAGACAAGATGGTGTGCGTGAATTAAAAGAAGTAAAGTTATATGAGATTTCATGCGTTACATTAGCAGCAAATCCATTAGCTATGATTACAGATGCCAAGGGAATGATTGATCAGGATCTATTAGGAAAGCGATTTGATATTTTGGCAAAAATGATCAAAAAAGAAAATGTATCTGATGGACTTGGATACGCAATTGAAGGTGAATTGATGAAATTGAAATCATTATTTATTGACATTACCACAGTGCCGGCACCAGATGCCACATTGCCGGTAGATAAAAGTGAGGACATTTCCGAAATATTTAATTATTTAAAAACAAGTATAAAAAAATAAAACTATGTCAGAGGATATAAAAAAACAATTGGATGAATTAAATTCAGCCATTGACTCAAGAATTGAGAAAGCAGAAGGCCAAGCAGTTGCAAGCGCAACAGGAAAGGCTGATGAGTTATTGAAAAGTGAAATCAAGAATTTAGAAACTAAATTTACTGAAATTCATTCACGCATTGATGCGCAGGAAATTGCTGCTAAAAAGACAGCAAGTGGCGCTACAGTGAAATCATTTAAGCAAGGTTTGATCGAAGGGATCAGCAAAGGTGCTTTAGATGGTATGTTAAATGGAAATAGTCGTTCAGCTACCTTTGAAATCAAAGCAGGTGATATGACTGTAGCTAACAACTTTACAGGTGAGGTTATTCCTGCTCAATATGTTGCAGGTATCAAGTACGATCCAACAAGAGCAGTCCATGTGCGCCAATTATTGCCACAAGGATCTACTCAATCAGAGGTAGTACGTTTCGTGCGTGAATCTGCTTATGATAATGGTGCAGCGCCAATCGCACAAGGTGGATTATATCCAGAATCAGATTTCGATTTGACAGCAGAGGATGCAAACGTAAGAAAAATCGGTACTTATTTCCGTATTTCTGAAGAAATGTTGGCAGATACAGCACAGTTGACATCATATTTGTCAGCAAGGGCGCCAGAAAAATTGTTAACTGTAGAGGATACACAATTGCTTTATGGTAACGGATCAGGTCAAAACATTGAGGGTATTAATACAATTGCTACAGCATTTGCAGCAGGTTCATTCGCAGATACTATTACAGCTGCCAATCAATTTGATGTTTTAACAGTTGCAATCAATCAATTAGCTTTGGTTAATTACACAGCTGATTATATCATGCTTTCACCAACAGATTTTACTAAAATCTTATTATTGAAAGCTACTACAAATGAGTACTTGAAAGATCAAGTATATCAAGGTTTAACACCAAGTTTTTTAGGGGTACCTGTAGTAGTTAATACTGCTGTTATTGCCGGAACTTATTTGGTTGGTAACTTTGCTTTAGGAACTCAAATGTGGGTGCGTGAGAATCTTGCATTAGAATTTTTCCGTGAGGATGGAATTAACGTGCGTGAAGGATTTGTAACAGTTCGTTTAACAGAAAGAATTGCATTAACTAACTATGCGCCATTGGCCTTTGTTAGTGGTACATTCTCTACTGATATTGCTGCAATTGGTGTTTAGTCAATTGTAAAATCCAAATAGAATAATGGCACCTGAATTTCGGGTGCCATTTTCTTTTATATTTGTTCAAAAAATAAAACAATATGGGCAAAATAACAATGCTAAAAAATGTTAATGATGGTATAAACTATTATAAGGCATATGGTATTTATGATGTTTCATCCGAGGTTGAAAAATTGTTTATATCAAAAGGATGGGCGATTAAATCATCCAAGAAAGTAGAAGAAATAGTAGAAGAAATAGAGCAAAATATTAATCCGGTTATTGATGATGAATCATTGGAAATATCCGAAAACATAGATTAACATGGCACAAGTTAAAATATTAAAGACTGTTTTAAATGGAGGCACTATGCACATTGCAGGTGAATCCTATTATTTACCAAAGGATCTTGAAAAATATTATTTAGAAAAGAAAATTGGTGTAATGGTGGAGGCAGAAACAAAGGAAGTTAAAGTGGCCGAGGTAGAAACCAAAGAAGAAAAAATAGTTTACGAAACAAAAGCTATAAGCAAAAAGAAAAATGCGCCAAATAAAAATAAATAGCACAACAGGATCAGAAATTATTACTGTTAATGATGTTAAAAACTTTGTTAGGATTGATACATCAGCAGATGATGCGCTGATTGGTACTATGATCACAGCTGCAAGAATAGCAGCCGAAAATTATATGTCCAGAGATATAGTAGCAAAGACAAGAACATATTATTTACCATCAGTACGTTTTGATTTGTTAATTGATGTGCCATTTGGCCCAATAGCATCAATCCAAAGTGTTACCGGTACCATTGATAATACAGCATTGACATATAATGTATTTGGTTTAGATGATAAGATAGTAGAATTAATAGGTGAGGCAGTAAATGTTAAGATTAATTACACTACAGCCGGCATGAATGATGGCCTATTAAAGCAAGCATTGTTAATGATGGTAAGTACTTATTATGATAATAGAACTGATTACGTTACAGGAACCATTGTTCAGGATGTACCATCATCAGCACAAAGTATTTTAAATGGACTTAAAGCAATGTTTGTATAATGGCATTAACATCAGGTGATCTAAAGCAAAGAATTATAGTTAGCAGATTGACAAAAACTGCTGATGGTTATGGTGGGTGGACATCTACCACAGCTGTGATTGGAACATATTGGTGTAGAGTTATGGAAACATCAGGTGATATTTCAGCAAAGAATGGGATCAGATCACTTGAAACAAAAATAGATATTGCGATTAGAAGGCCAACAGCTGATTTAATTCAAAATCAGGATATATTACAGGTTGAAGGGAATGCCTCCACATACAGGATTAATTCTGGATACCAAACCATTGAAAATTTTTGGGTTAAAATAACAGCTACCAAGATTGAAGGGTAATGGCTAAAAAGGATGGCATAACTATTAATGAAGGGGATTTAAATTCATTAAAGAAAAAAATCCAACAGTTGGGCCAATTGGCAGCACAGGAATTATCAAATGAGTTGGCCTATACAGCTGCATTTGCTGTACAGGGAATGAAAGTAGATGTTAAAAAGGATACAGGCAATTTGATGCAAAGTATTTTTTTTGAAAGGGTAGGAAAAAATAGAGTGAGCATATTTGCCAAAGCACCTTATGCGCCATACGTTGAATTTGGTACAGGTAGAAAGGTAGATTTAAGCCATTTAAAGGCATTAGGGTTTAATGATAGTTACGCAGCGCAATTTAAAGGCAAAGGAGTCAAAGATGTTGTACTGCCTGCAAGGCCATTTTTCTTTACAAACATTAAAAAGGAACTGAATAAATTAGAAATAAGGTTAGATAATAAAATTAAACAATTGACTAAATAATGTTAGAGGCAATCCAATTTATTCGCAAGGCGATCATCACCAGATTAACCGGAACCATTACATTAAATGCTACGGTGTTACCTGTTTTCAACAGGGTGCCAAGCACATCAGTTTACCCATACATTTACGTTTATTCAGTCAGTACCAATGAAGCTGATTTTAACAGATCAAGTTATATAACTGAAACCCTTACAAGAATTGAAGTAGTAACAAGATTTAGTGGCGATTCGGGTGGAGAACTACAGGCCAATCAGGCAATTTCACAAATATTACAATTAATTAGAACCAGATCAGCAGGATATTTTGATTTGTCAGCTGATGGATTTTCTGTATTTACTTGCGTAAATGAAGGAACTACCTATTTGACTGATGAGGATTCAGATTATACCTATTTTCGGGGCATCGTAGAAATATCAAACAAAATTCAACAATTATCATAATGGAATCAAGGGAAGCAATCATAGGCATTATTACATCAGCAGGATCAGCATTTATAGGATGGATTGTAGGTAGAAGAAAAGAGAATGCCGATATAAGTACAATTCAGTTAGAAAACTCCCAAAAAGTTATTGATATGTTTACGGCAATGAATGAAAAATTAGAAGCCAAAGTGGATCAATTGAGTAAAAAGGTGGATGAATTAACCGTAGAAATTGAAAATTTGCGTGAAGAAAACCATAATTTAAAGATAGGTAAAACACCAAAGGTTATAAAAACAAAACCAATAGAGTGAAAATAATATCTTGTAATCAAGCCGGAATAGATTTAATCAAAAAATTCGAAGGATTTAAAGCAAAACCATACAAATGTCCTGCCGGAGTTAATACAATTGGGTATGGATCTACATTTTATCCAGATGGTAGCAAAGTAAAATTAACAGATCCTGCAATCACAGAGGAAAAAGCCACAGAATTATTGATGGATTTATTAAAACCATTTCAAAGATCAGTGGATTCATTTTGCAGGGATGATATAAATACCAATCAGTTTAGTGCGTTATGTTCATTTTGCTATAATGTAGGGCCAAATAATTTAAAGGGATCTACACTATTAAAAAAAGTAAATAAAGATCCGAATGATCTGACAATAAAAGATGAATTTCTAAAATGGAATAAGTCAGGGGGCAAAACATTAACCGGATTAACCATTAGAAGAATGGCAGAGGCTAAATTATATTTTCAATCATGAAATATCTTGCATTTTTATTAATCATTTTTATTTTTTCATGTAGATCAGTAAAGCAATCACCTGTGTTTACAGATCAAAAAGATTCTGTAGTGATTACTAAAATAATCACAGAATACAAAGAATTAAAAGATACCATATTGATTATTAATCCATGCGATTCCAATGGCATTTTAAAGCCATTTAGAGAGAGGATAAAAGGTCAGCAAGGTGAAGTGATCATAAGTGGAGAAAAAAACAAGCTAAAGGCCACTATTAATTATTATCCTTATATAAATAGCAATGAATATAGAATAGAATATCGATACATCACAAAGACTATTTACAGGGAATCCGAAACCAAAAAAATAGGATGGATTCAAACATTAATAAATCAGATATTAATTATCCTCATATTGTTAGCAATCGGCCAACAAATTTTTAAACGATTTTTTGCCTAAATTGCACGAAATATAAAGGCAATATTAAATGGCTACATTAACCGGTAAACTTGTCGCAGACACCTATAAAGCGCTATTAAAATTAATAGATAATGATATATTAACGGCAAGTGAAAAGCAGATTTCAGATGGTTTTGGTGGTGGATCAAACGTATTTATTGATCAAAACGGATTTTTAAGAGCAGCACAATTTAAGGTAACAGGTGGCACATCATCACAATTTTTAAAAGGGGATGGATCATTAGATAATAATAATTACTATTTGGCAAGTAATCCAAGTGGTTTTATTACAGTAGCTACGGCCAATACTTTATATCTGCCAATAGGATCTACAACAACAGCCATAGCCGAAGGCACAAGATTATATTTTACCACAGCCAGAGTTTTAGCCACCACATTAGCCGGATTTGTAGCAATAACAGGAACAGTTACGGCAAGCGATACTATTTTATCAGCCATTGAAAAAATATGGTGGAATATTGAAAACGGTGGAGGTGGTGGAGGTGGAGGCTATGTGCCATATATCGGGGCCACACAAGATTTAAATTTAGGCACCTATGGTTTAATATCTGATTTTGTACAATTTAATACTACAAATTCAGCAATTCCGGTAACAGCCGGAACCATGTCGTGGAATAACACAGATGGCACAGCTGATTTAAGGTTAAAGGGTGGTAATGTTACTTTACAAATAGGTCAAGAATTAGTTACAAGAATAGTAAATAAAACCGGTGATGATTTATTAGAGGAAAATTATCAGGCAGTTTATATTAGTGGTGCGCAAGGCCAAAGATTAAAAGTAGATTTAGCATTAGCTGTTACAGATGCAACATCAGCCGGAACATTAGGATTAGTTACAGAGGATATAGATAACAATCAGCAAGGTTTTATAACAACATCCGGATTAGTTAATAAAATTGATACCACAGGTGATTTACAAGGCGAAACATGGGCCGATGGGGATATACTTTATTTATCACCAACAGTTGCAGGACAGATTACAAATGTAAAACCATTGGCACCAGATCACACGGTGATTATGGGTTTTGTGGTTTATGCCCATGCAAATAATGGTAAAATTTATGTAAAGGTAGATAATGGCTATGAAATAGAGGAATTGCACGATGTGCAGGTGATTGATCGTACAGATACAGATATTTTACAATGGTATGAGGATGATTTGGTATGGCGAAACATACAATTTGCAACTGCTTTAGATAATGCCGGTGGAATAATTGGTTTAGGTGATATTAACTATGTGCCAAGATTTGATGGCACAAATAGTATTTCAAATTCGTTAATTTTTGATGATTTAGAAAATGTAATTGTAGGGGGAACAATTGGAGTTATTCCAAATCCTTATAATTCAGCCGATATGTTAACCGTTTTAAATGGTAATATATCGGTGGATCCTGCCTATGCTTATCACATTGGAACATACCAAATATTATATAGGCAAGATGCCACAGGTGAATTTAGAATAGGAACAAATGCAGCAAATGATTTTACTACATTTTTTGCTAATGGATATGAAAGGGTTAGAATAACTACAGCAGGTTATTTAGGTGTTGGATTAACAGCGCCATCAAGCATGATCCATGCAAAAGATTCTACAGCATACGGAAAAATCATAATTGATAATACAGGGGCAACAGGTGGTGGATCATTTAGCGCAAGGCAGAACGGCACAGAAACGGCCATCTTTGGTGTTTCGGGTGCATGGCAAGCAAATACCACATCTGATGCTGCAATCGTAGCTACAAGGGCAGGCCAAGGTATAAAATTTTATACCAATGGATCTACCACTGCAAAAGGGGGGATTGATTCGGTTGGTGATAGTTTTATAGGTCAATTGCCTGCATATTATGCCGGTGCCACAAACTTTATTGTACAGGGTATTTCAGCAGCTGCATTAATTGGGGTTACACATTTTGATGGATCAATTAAAGGTGTATTTAGCACCTTAAATTCTGGAGTTAATATTGGATCAGAAACACCACATCCGGTTATATTTAGGGCCGATGACATAGAAAGCGCCAGAATAGCAAGTGATGGAAAATGGTTATTTGGAACAAATGTAAACGATAATGTTAACACAGTACAAGTAAACGGATCAATTATTGCCACATCATTAAAGAAATCAGGTGGCATAGCAACAGAGTTTTTAAAAGCTGATGGATCGGTGGATAGTAATTTATATTATTTAGCAAGTAATCCAAATAGCTTTATACCATTGACTGCAATTTCATCCACTGCATTTGGTTTAACATATACAAATACTACAGGTGTTATTAGTTTGACAGCAGGATTTGAGATCCCAACAACAACAGACACCACTAATTGGGATATTGCATATTTAAATAGGATTACAAGCGCTACAGGGCCATTAAGCATTACGACAAATGTAATTTCAATTAGTCAGGCATCTGGATCCACAAATGGTTATTTAAGTAGTACAGATTGGAATACATTTAATAATAAATCAAATACAAATGGAACTGTTACAAGTGTAAGTGGCACAGGATCAGTTAGTGGTTTAACATTGACAGGCACCGTAACTACCACAGGATCATTAACATTGGGTGGCACATTATCATTAACAAGTTTAAATGTTACTACAGCATTAGGGTTTACACCGGTAACAAATGCCAGAACATTAACAATTAACGGAACTACCTATGATTTGACAGCTGATCGATCATGGACTGTTAGTGGCACCATTGGTGGATTAACAACAAATAAAATACCAAAGGCCACAAGTGCAACAACATTAGGGGATTCTACTTTAATAAATGATGCAAGTGGCAATTTAGGATTAGGGGTAACACCGAGTTCTTGGACTTTGTTTAGTAATGTAATTGAAATAAATGGCGGAACCTCAATAGCCCCTTTTTCTAACACTACTTATTTTAGTCAAAATGTTGTATATAATAGTGGTTTCAAATATAAAACAACCAATACAGCGGGTAGATACGAATTAGGTCAAGAACATAAATGGTTTACCGCCGTAAGTGGAACCGCCGGAACTGCCATAACATTTACCCAAGCAATGACATTAGGTGCTAATGGTGGATTATCAATTGGAACTACCACAGCAGCATCAGCAAATGGATTATTAGTTTCGGGCGCAGCTACGTTTACAAATACGGTAACAGTTAAAAACGCTTTGATATTAAACCCAGAAATATCTACTAATTATCAAACTAATGGGGCTTTATCGTATTATAGTACTACAAACGCAGTTTATTTAAATGGTGCAGGTGGAAATGGATGGTTAAGATTAAATGCAGCAGGAAGTGAAAATGACAGAAACTCTATAAATATATATAGTTCGGGGCAAGGCGATTTTATAAATTTTAGAACTGCAGATTCTGAACGTATGCGAATCACCGCTGCTGGCAACGTAGGAATTGGAACGAGTTCGCCAAGTGATAAATTAAATGTTGTTGTTGCATCAAATGGTAATATTGTTCGTTTTGATGGCCCAACATCAGGCTTAATAATTCAAACTAATGCATCATCAACGGATATAATTTCCTATGGTGGCACCACACCTGCTTATAGATCCTTAAATTTTTCAGCAAATGCAAGCACAAATATGTCTATTACAACAGCCGGTGGTATAAACATTAATACAACTACAACAGGTTATACATTAAATGCAATTTCATCCACATCAACACAATTTAATGCTGTTTATAAAGGATCTGGATCTTTAGTGCAAATTATGGCCAGATTTATGGGTGATACAAGTTCAAATTTAGGAATTGCTATTGGATATGCATCACCTACATGGGGAGCAACATCTGGAATTTGGGCCACACAAGAAGGCACATTAAAATTAGGTGTTAAATCTGGTATATTTTATAAAACTAAAATTCAAATGACTGATACAAATGTTTTTTTAGATATACCAACATCATCAGCCGGATTAAATAGTGGTGCAATATGGAACGATGGTGGAACTGTTAAAATTGCTACCTAATTTTTGTAATATTATTTTTTCTACCTTTGCAATAAATCAAATCAATAAATACAATGAAAAAAAGTTATGCAGAATTATTCATTTTAGTGCATTTTTTAAACAATAATGCAAAAGATGGAAAAACAAAAGGACAAAAAAAGTTAGTCCTAATTGCTAAAAAAGTACAAGTCCATTTGGATGAATATAATGAAAAGGCAGAGGAACTGCGTTTAGATGCAGCATCAGTAGACAAAGATGGAAACCTAATCCTAAACGAAAAGGGTAGTTATTCATTTTCAAAGGATAGTTTAAAGAAATTAAACCAACAAAGTAAGGATCTAAATTTATCAAGTTTTGATTATGATCCTATTGTGGTTAATAATCCAGATGGATTAGATATTTATCCATTTTTAAATGGATGGGTTACAGGGGTGAAATTTAAGGATATAGAAACAATAGATGATGTCGAATTATAGAGAAATCAAAACCACAGATTTATCCTATGAATGGGTAATCAGTCAAATGCAATGCTATCCATCTTATGAAGGAGAAACAGATTTTGTAGTGAATGTCCATTGGCGCAGAAATGCTACATTTGAAGGATTTGTGGCTGATGTTTACGGATGCCAGACATATTCACAAATGGAAGGCAGTACCTACATACCTTATGCAGATCTAACATACGACATTGTTTGTGGATGGTTAGAAGAATCATTAGATGTGCCGGCATTAGACATCAATTTAGCCAAGCAAATAGAGGATTTGGTAAATCCACCAATCATTACATTGCCATTGCCATGGGAACCGGTACCACCGGTGCCACCAATAGAAGAAAATGCCACTATATAATGGATCTAATGTTGTAATTTATAATAACGATATTGCGTTGGGCCATAGCACCAATGCAGTATTATCAATGAATTTAGATTTACCAAGCACCACAAATAAAAATAGTGGTGGATGGGCCGAATGTATAGCAGGTAAAAGATCTGTTACAATGAAGGTGGAAGGTTTAGTGGATTACAGCGATCAAATGAATTATGATCAATTTGTCAATTTGCTAATCACTAAAAAATACACTAAATGGGTATTCCAAACAGCCGGAATGTTTTATTTTGGTGGAGGCTATGTAACAGCTGTAGAAGAAATCGCAGAAACGGAAACAGTGGTCAGATATTCACTTGATATTGTAATCGATGGTCGTGTTTATTATGAGCCGAGATTGCCATGGAATTTAGTTTTTACGAATTGGGAAAATATAAATATCAATTGGGAAAATGTGTAAGATATTTTTCTATTTTTACACAAAAAAAGAGCAATAAAATTTAAACAAATATGGCAACAGCAGGAGTATTTAACGGCACCAATCTATTATTAAAGGTTGAAGGCACAGTGGTAGGACACACCACATCATGTACATTATCAGTTAATTTGGATGTGGCTGATGCTACGACAAAAGATTCAGCCGGTTGGTCGGAAGGAATTGCAGGTTTAAAATCAGGTGAGATTTCATTTGATGGTTTGGTAGATTATTCAGATGCTAATAATGCAGAGCAATTATTGGATTTGTTAATCGCAAGAACTCAATTAACTGCAATTTTTGGAACAGCTACAGCAGGTGATTCAATTTATACCTGTGATGGATTTATTTCATCATTAGAGCAAACAGGTGAGATGGAAGCTGCTGTAACTTTTAGTGGTACAATCACCGTTACAGGTGCGATTGTTAAATCAGTATTGTAATAATTTGCAATAAATATATTAGCCCAACATCAGCAATGGTGTTGGGTATTTGAATTTAATCTAATCATAAAAACAAATGGAAGTCAACAAAAAAAGGGGTTACTGCCAATTAGATTTGGGAGGCAAAACCCGTACATTACATTTTTCAATGAATTTCTGGGCAGCATTTGAGGAAGCATCAGGATTTAAAATATCCGAGGTAGATAAAATCTTTGGATCCGGTTTATCCATGGCCACAATGCGTGATATGGTTTATGCCGGTATTATAGCATTTGATCAGGAAAACAATAATGAAATAGATTATAATAAATTTTCTGTAGGTGCATGGATGGATGATATAGATCAAGAAGCATTAGGCACAATTATAAATACATTAATGGAATCAAGGGTATTAGGCAATGATCTAAATGCCGGAGTGCGTAGGAATGTGTCTAAATCCACAAAAAACCCAAAGCAGATAAACCCCTAACATG